GTTTCGTTTTTTTTCATTACCTTTGTGGCGAAAAAATAATTGATATGAGTGAACCGCTAATATTAGCTTCTTTTCGCTAAAGGCTTGATTTATTGAAAGTTAGCGTAAAATATTAAATATTTGAGGCTTATTTGTAATAAAAAACACATCATTTGGCGTGTTTAACGTGCCAAATAGAGGTGAATGTTTATAAATGGTTTATAGAATTTTGGGGGTATGGCAACATTTAAAGTAGTAGTACAGCATCAACGTTCAGATGGACTTTATGTAGTCTATATACGTTTAACCCATAAACGTAGAATTATCAACATCAAAACAGACAAGATGGTGACCGGTAAGGGTGTGGTTCCTGGTAAGCGTGACGTAAAGGATCCGTTTGTTCTCAACTCTTGTATGGTGACAATAACTAAGTGGGTAGAGATGCTTAATAGATATGATATTGCTAATTTGACAGTAGAACAGGTTAGGGACCTTCTTCTATCTTCCAATGATGATCTGTGCTTTTCTGATTATGCAAGAGAATATATAGATAAGATTTCTAATACGCATCAGCCAAGAACTGTAGAATTAAATAAAGCATCTTTGGTTGCTCTGGAAAAGTTTGCAGGGAGTCATAAAATTCTGTTCTCTCAAATGACTACGGCATTTGTACAGTCGTGGATAGATTCTTTATCTCAATTCAAACGAGTGAAAGAAACTTATCCTGTCACAATAAAAACCATCTTTAAGGCTGGTCTTCTTAAATATAATGATTATGATAATGACATTATACGTATAAAGGTGAATCCTTGGGCAAAAGTGAAGATTCCAAAGCATGATGCTCCTGAGAAGAAAGCGATAACTATGGAAGAGTGCAGGGAGTTTTTTGCTGTTAATGTGACACAGAAATCAAGAAAGATGGCTCAGGATATATGCAAGCTGATACTTTGTTTAGCCGGTATTAATGGTGTTGATTTATATAGAATGAAGAAATCTGCCTATTATGATGGGATTTTGCATTATGAGCGTGCTAAGACGAGAACAAGAAGGGAAGATAAGGCTTATATAGAAATCAGAGTTCCTGACATGTTGATTCCTACGATTGAAAAATATCTAAGTGATGAAAAAGATGAGTATCTTTTCAAGTTTCATAAGATGTTTCAGGATGATAGGAATTTTGTATCAAGCCAGAGCCATGAGATTAGTTTGATTTGCCTTACCTATCTTGGAATGAAGAAAGGTGATAAAACTTATTCTACCTATACTTTCAGGCATACATGGGCTACTATTGCTCAAAATGATCTTGGGGTTAGTTTTGATGATGTGGCATTTGGATTGAATCATGTTAATAGGCATAAGGTCACTATGGGATATGTGAAACCTGATTTCTCCAAAATATGGGAGATAAATGAGAAAATCGTGGAGAAGGTGTTTTTTACAAGTGACAAGAGTAAACGCTTGGAGAAACATCATCTGCCTGTATTTGAAAAGGTCGATGAGACGTTTGAACTTTGTGCTGATGCTTACTTTATGGGTGAGGTGGTTGGTCATGTTGATGGCAAGGGCTACCGGAATACGGATGACATTATCCAGCAACTGATGGATAATATCAATGATACCGTGCCTAAGAACTGCACTATACAGATCAAGGTGAAGAACGTGACCAAGAACCAGACTAAGTACTTTGAACGGATACGTGACATTAAATAGAGTAATTTGGTTAATACGATTAAATATAAGACTAATAAGGGTTAAAATCTAGCGGTTTTACCCATTTTCCTGACAGAGGGCAGTCTTCTCTAAAGTAGCGAAAAATTTAGAGAGGGCTGCCCGATTTGCGTTTTAGCCATTATTAACAATTTTGAGATTCTTGATATTGATGGTGGTTTCCTGCTTCTCGAAATCATCTTCAAGCTTCATGAATGTTTCTTCTACCGACAGATTGCGAGTTTCATCGCTATTGAATGAAACTGACTGCAATTTTGGTGCTGCATAGGGTAGGAACTTGGCTACCATCGCCAAGCGACCGGCTGGCTCCTGTATAGAATATAGATCATTCTCCAGAGAATATCCATTCTCGTTACTGCCATTGAGATAGCCTACAATTGCATCACGGAGGCTTTCCCTGACACTTTTCGTTACCTTGTTGGGCGTACCAGCCTTACGTCCACCAGTCTTTTTTCTTTTGCTCTTTTGATTGGATTCTTTATCTTTCTGTGCTGCCATATTACCTAATTATTTGATGTTACTGATAGTTTTCTGGTGCAAATATAGCGAAAAAATGGATAAGTAGGTGCTCGACTTGCGCAATTTATCAAAAACCTTAGCGAAAAACGCATTACTTTTACACTGTTTAAACATTTAAAATCGATTTTTATGGGACTTATTGGAAAAATTGCCAAGGGGCTTACCGGCTCTGTAGGCGGAATCTTAGGCGGTGTAGCCACAGCTGCAGGTGGACTGATGGCTGCTAAAGCGCGAAACAAAGGATATGATCAGTATATCCAGATGTATCAAGACCGATTGCAGCAGGTGAAGGATCACCGTGACAACTTGTATTATCAGGATCCTACGCAGACAGCAGAGAATCAGGTAGCCGTGACCAATGCACAGCAGGTATTGGATAACGCTACACAGACGGCCAGGAATACCAATATCGTGAGTGGTGGAACTGATGAAGCGGTGGCGCTGAGCAAGCAGGCTGCTCAGGAGCAGGTGGGCAAGATGATGCAGGAAGCTGCCGTACAGGGCGCTCAGACTAAAGAAAATGTGTGGAATACGGCAGATTCGCAGATAGACCAGATGACTAACTACATCGCTACTGCCAAGCGTGACAAGGCACTTTCGAAGGCGCAGGGTATCACGGATGCCACTAGCGGACTGGCAGGTGCAGCAAGTAAGTTACCTATTTAAGAAAGGAGGATGTTATGGGATTTACATTAGATGATTTAACTCCTAAGCGTCCGGCTACTGCCGTTACTCCTGTTACTGATTTCCCTGATGATCATGTGGTGAAGCCGGAGGTTGCTGCAACAGTTCAGACCACTGCAGCAGAACCGGGAAAGGGTACTGCTATTGATACGACTGGTATTACTGGAAATGGTGGCAAGGAATCTTTTGCCCAACAGCCAACCGAGGAAGTTACCAAGGTGGAGCCTAACCAGGGTATCAAGATAGACTGGAGCCGGCCTTATAGCGAGATAGAGCAGAACCCTCTCTTGCGTCAGATGAAGCCTTATGACATCATGCGAGATTACCAGAAGAATGGTGATGGAAACTGGTCTGTGTTCATGCCATGGCTCAATACTCTGGGTGATGGAGATAAAACCGTAGCTGCCAATGAAGCCTTGAAGAAGAAAGCGGAGAGGCAGGCCAAGATGGAGCAATGGAGCAATTTCCTGATGCATCTTGGCAATTTCATCGGTACTACACAAGGTGCGCCATCGCAGAAGATTGAATCTGCACAAGAGCTTACCGACCGCCAGCGCAAGATCAGGGAGGCTACAGATGCTTTGAGAGCTAAGGGCTATGACCAAATGCTGCTGAATATCTACAAGGACCGGAAAGACAGGCAGGCTCAGTTGCAGGCGGAGGCTGCTGCCAAGGCTAATGAGGCACTGGCTGCTTATCGAGGGGCACAGAAGATTCAGGAGGAGGCTCTTACTCCTGTTAAGGTTCAGACAGAGCAGGCTAGAGGAAATGCCGCTACAGCCCAGGCAGCACTCAGTACAGCCCGGAAGGAGACTGAGGATGCTTTGAGAGGCAAGAAGGCAGATTTGCTGACAGCTCAAAAGAACAATGCCAATGCCGGAGCTGCTGATCATAATGCCAGTGTAGTGGTGAAGGGAGCGCAAGTTAGGCATATCAATTCGCAAACAGAGGGACAGAAGCAGAAGAATGCCAACCAGAAGGAAGCGGATGATTTCAACACCCAGTATGTGAACAACCCTAAGTTTAGGAAACTTGTAAATAGGTGGGCAGAGAACAATGGTATGGCTATTGGTGGCAATGATGGTCGCGGTGGCACTTGGGCTAATGACAAGAATCGCCAGCAGGCTTCCAGATGGGCTAAGGCTCAGATGAAGTTTGACCGGACTCCTCCTTCCCGAAGAGGAGGTGGTGGCAGTAAGATTCCTCCTTCACGTAGGGGCGGTGGCAGCAAGGTTCCACCATCGAGAAGAAAATAACGGAATATTAATCATAAATCACATAAAGTATGTTTGACGAGCAAGACAGACAATATTTTTATAATGAGTTCAAGAACAATGGCTATGAGGTAGGTAGCTATGATGACTTCAAAAAGGACTTGAACAACAAGGAAGATCGTGACTGGTACTACAATGAGGCCAAGAACATGGGCTATGATGTGGGAACACTGGAAGACTTTGACAAGATGGTGCTGGAGCTAGCTCCATCTACTTCTGGTGGTGCTCAGCAGGTAGCTGCTTCTGCTACGACTCAGAGTACAACGCAGAGTGCTTCTACAGAGACTAAACCACAGGTGGCTCAACCAGCAGCGAAACCAGCAGCAGAAAAGCCGAAGGAAGATAACAGTTCATGGTTTACTAAATGGATGACTGGTTCTTTGCCTGAGGAAGAGAAGCCGGAAACTGCAGACAAGGAGCCTGGGCTTATTGCTAAAGCCTTGGGTATGATTCCTACTGGTGTTCAGACGAGCAACGGAACATATCAGCCAGCACCAGAGATTCCTCAGCCGGTTGTAAAAGGTGAGGAAATGCCAGTGAAGGAAGAAGCTTCTCCTTCTTCATCTGCTAATGCAGCTTCTCCTGAATCTAAAGAGGCGGCTCCTGTTACGACTCCAACCGGTGTGGTGAATAATGAGGGGTTGATGGATGCCAAACTTGCCAACTATCTGGAGAACTGGAAGCAGAGACCGGATAAGGAGGGCGATTACTTTGAGAATATGGTTGCCGACTTGTTGGCTGATGGTACTGCCAATAGCAATGAGGATGCAGTGAAGATGGTGCAGTCTGCTCTGGGCAGATATGCCAACCGTTCGGCTATGGACGTTACCAACCAGGTGGTATCTTCTTTGCCTGATGATACGGTGCAGGATGCAGAGAAGAGTATTGAAGCGAAATGGTATAGCCATGGCGTGCAGGATAAGTTGAAGCAGGAGGCGGATAACATGGGTATCAGCTATGATGACTATGTGGGACAGTTTTTGAAGCCAGCTATGGTACAGAGTTTGGTTAACAAGTATGGTCCGAACTATCGTGACATCGCTGAGGGCATCGCTACTCGTCTCTATGCTCACGATGAGCATGTGCAGGACAGACTGATGAACCAGGACATCAATGATGCTCTTTCTAGCGTTATTAATAAATATGTGAGTCCATCTGTAGTGGATGAGTACAACAAGGCTCAGGAGGCAGGCAGTAAGGCATTTGCGGAGGGAATGGAAGGAAGCCAGTTTATTCCGGCTAATCTTCGTCTGGGTACAGCACTTGGTGCTCAGTTTGAGGCCAACGAGGCCAAGGATCCTGCAAAGGTGCTTTCTGGTTTGCAGAAGAAGTTTGGCAAGCTCTACCGGAATCCGAAGTTCCTGAACGATATGAGTAATGCGGCAATTAAGGTGATGCAGCGATATGGCTTGAATGGCACTCTGGGTAGTGATCCTAAGCAGTTCAAGCCGATGATCAACTCTGTTCTTAAGAATGAACTCGACCAACTGGAGGTGAAGGGCATGATACCTAGAGGTAGCGCAGACTATATCTTGAAGACTGGTTTGGGTAACACTATTGTGGGTAAGATTACTCGCAAGGCTGTTCAGACGGACTATCAGAACTGGCTGGAGGATATGGCTAATCAGCAGTATCAGCCGGGCTTCTGGGAGAACGTGGCTAGTGGTGCGCTTACTTTTGCTGGTGATGCCTGGAGTTATTGGTTGCCGGGAGCCGCAGGTGGCAAGTTGACCAAGAGCATGTTGGCTAAGGCTGAGGGTAAACTGGCTGGTGACTTGATGGCTAAGGGTATGGAGAGCAGGATGGCTGCACGTGCCGCTAAACTGCTTATCGGCAAGAGCAAGGCCGAGGCTTTGAAGAGTGGAGCCGTTCATGGTGCTGTTACCTTTGGTGGTCAGTCGGCTATCTCGAAGCCTATTGATGAGGTTTATCGTACTGGTCAGTTTGATGAGAATGGCAAGATTTACAATCCTTCTGTGGGTAAGGTTATCGCTGATACTCTGGGCGAGGTGGCTAAACAGACTGCCGTAGGTGCTATCATGCAGGGTGGAACCATCGCCAATATGGTAGGCAAGGGCAGAGGTTTGGCTACCAATATTCTGGCTGATATTGGTGGTAAGGTTGCTGATTCGGGCATTATGACTGGTCATCAGATGCTGGAGCGTATGGCGCAGGATCCAAACTTCAAGCCTACAGGCAAGGATGCTGCCGAGAGCTTCCTCGAAAGTATGGCGAACCTTACTGCTATCGGTTTGCCGGGGATGGTGGGCAAGTATGCCCGATTCAAGGATGCTAGGGAGTTTAATAAGAAGTTTGACTTTACGGATCAGGATATTGCCGAGTTGAAGCGATTCGGCTATGAGGATCTTCGTGATGCCTTCGAGAAGGTGGGTATCGGGGAGTATGCCGTGGAGGGTGAGAACGCCCAGCGCCTTGAAGGACAGCTTACCCAGAAATATATGAACCTGATGAACGACAAGAGTGTTCCGGAGGTGTTGAAGGCTAAGATGATGGCTGTGGTGGAAGGCAAGCGACCTTCTTCTTTCTCACCTGTAGTAGATTCTGTCATCGTGCAGCCTATGGATAATGGCGGCAAGGTTTATCTCGAAACCTTGAATAAGGATGGCGGTATCATTGAGAGAAAGGAGTATTCTTCGCTTGATGATGCTCAGAAGGCTGATAAGAAACTGGAGTATGAGAAGACTCTTGGCTTGGCTTCTGTGCTGGAAGGTGAGTTCCACAATGAGTTTACGCAGGAGCATCTTGATGGTTTATACAATCAGGCAGCCCAGAAATATAATATGGGTGAGAAATTGACGGATGAGGATAAGGCAGCGGTTTATCTTCATCAGAATGCTGGTGCCATCAAGGACATCATGGATAAGCAGCAGAAGGGCATCATCCTTACTGAGGAGGAGCAGAAGCAGGTTGATACTTATCGCCACTTCTATAATTCTGCCTTGGAGAACAGTTCTGTGATGAGGGAGTTTGTGAATACCTTTGAGGATTCCCATGGTGTGGCACGTGGTACTCTCCGTAAGGCTTTGGAATCGAAAGATAAGAAGTATGCGCCACTGGTGGAGTCTTATCTTAAGGAGCTTTATAACTCTATCGAGCTGAAACGTGAAATGAAGCAGACGATGGATGATCTCTATAATACTGCCCATGGAAATGAGCAGAAGCAAATTGAGCAGAGTGGTATTGAGGGGGAGAAGCCAGCTGCTCCTGTTGAGGGTGCAGCTTCTGTTGAAGGTGCGGCTCCGGTAGAAGGTACTTCTTCTGTTGAGGGTGCTGCTGGTGGTCAGGAGCCTTCGGTTTCTGAGAGACCTGCTCCGTACCAAGACCGTACCAATTCCGTACCAAGTCCTAGTGATGCAAACTCTGCTGCAAACGTTGCAAACTCTGCTGTTGAGGTTGCAAGTTCAGAGCCTAAGGTTGCAACCTCCGATGCTTTTGTTATGGGTCAGGAGGCTTATAAGAATGGGGATTCCGGGACTTTGAAGGCTATTGATTATAATAGCGATTTGGCTACCGGACGCTTGAAGCGAGCGTTTGCTGATAGCGATACTATGTTTGATTTGGTGACCAAGGCCTATAATGAAGGCAGAGATATGGAGCAGTTTGTGGCTCAGCGTGCCGGTAATCTTACTCCTGCCCAGAAAGAGGCTATCAGCAAGTATGTGGAGGCAATGGATGCCAAGAAGGGCGCTATTGATGCTCTGCAGCATGCTGATGATGGCTATGGAGAAGCTTTGAAGGAACAGCTTTGGCCATACCAGACGGAAGACGGAAATATCGTGCCAGCTACTCTTACAAGTGGTAAGCAGGTATTCTTGAAGAAGGCTAACGAATATGGTGGCGGCTTTGTTGTTGTGCCTGATGAGCAGGGACAGCCTACGATTAAGCAGGTTTCGAATGCTGAGATTAAAGAGGTGGGCACTCCTGTTTCTCTTGATGAATACATCGAAAAAGCGGTGGCTCAGCAGAAAGATGCAAGAAATAAGCAGTTCTTAGGACAATTTAATGGAGCAAAGAAGGGCGATATTGTTAGTGTCTATCCAGAAGGAGCGGATAGCCCTAAGGATTTAAAGATTGCAGGATATACAAAGGACGGAAAAGTCGTATTAACAGATGTAGATGTAGATGTTAATAGTAGTATAGATCCTAATAAATTAGTATATGCTTCTAAGGAGGAGTTTGAGACCTGGCGCAAGAATGCGCTCGAAAACACAATTAATGAGCGTTTGGATCGTGAGGACGATGAACGTGAGCAAAAAGCAGTTTCTCAGGCTGAGGTTGATAAGCAGGAACGGTATAAGAAGGGTATCTTCGGGTATGCAGCTGGTCAGCCAGACTATTCTGATACTCAGACTGACCCTAAGGTGGCAGCAGAATATCTGCAAGAAACTGCCGGTGAAGACCGCAAGGCTCTTTTTGCTAATATTGTTGCCGAGAAGCAGGCTTTGCAGAAGCGTATCAACCAGCTCAGAGAGCATATTGCAAGTAATGAGGAATGGCTATCCATTAATGCTGATCTGGACCCGAAGAATGCTGAGACCAGAACTTTGGCTAATAAGCAGATGGAGGGACAGATTGCAGATCTGCAGGCTCGTTTCGACAACTGGAATAAGATTCGTTCTGCCGTGATGACTCCTGAGGAGGCTCAGGCTATTAAGGCAGACCGCACCCAGAAGATTGCCGATGCTGGTGTGAATGAAGGTGACGTTGCTCCTATAGAGGGACGCGAGGTTGCCGTGTTTAGTGATGAGGAATTAAAGAAGCAATATCCTACTATGGATGAGGCTAGTGACTTTATTGCCTCAGAGCGCAAGCGTATCTATCGCATTCAGTCGGATGAGGTGCAGCGTGAGATTGATGGTGTTGATGAGGTGCTTGATCGCTATGTGAATGGGGAGATAGACCTGGAGCCAGAGCAGATTAAGGAACTGAACACGACCAAAGCCCAGTTGCAGGCTAGACAGGCTAATCTTACAGAATCTGCCAAGGAGTTGAAGGCCCAGGCTGATAAGCTGAAAACACTCTATCGTAAGGAAAATATGGAAGCCAGAGCCAAGGCTGTGGAGGATATGACTCCTGCAGAGCAGCGTGCCATCAAGGTGGAGAATGCCATCAAGAATGGTAATATGAACCAGCTTAATTCCATCTATGAAGATGTGAGAGGCGCAACCGACTTCAATGACACTGAGCCAAATACCCTGGAAGAGTATGTGGCTAACAATATCGGCCGTTTCACCTTGAACTATGAGGGAAAGGAGAAGGGTGGTGCCTTCTCTAATGGTATTCAGCAGGAGACTGGTTTGGGACGAAAGGACTTCGAGAAGCTGCAGATTCTTGCCAAGGAAGGCGAGGGTAAGACTGTTCCGGAGTTTGTACACAGTCTGTATGATGACATGCCTATGAATCTTAAGCAAATGGGATATACGGATCACGACATCAGAAGTGCTTTCCTTGACCTCATTGGTAGTGCTCAAAGCTACTCAGACATAAAGAATTACACCTTAAATAATAAGGTGGCCAATGTTGAGCAGCTGATGCGAGACGTTGAGCGCCAGGAGGAGGAAATGAAAGAGAACGGTACTCATAGTGAAGCCTTTGACAAGATTGTAGAATTGGCAAAAGAGCAGAAGGAGTACTGGGACCTGATGGAGCAGGGAGAAGTTGATCCTGATGATGTTCCGGAAGTTGATGTTGCTTATGACATGGACGAACTTTTGAAGACTCTTTCTGATGAGGAGTTTAAGGAGGTTAGTGATGTTTTGAAAGGTATTGACGAGGAATTTGAATATTTCACTGCTGATGAGTATGAGCGTAGAGAGGGCGCAAATGAGCGTAAGAAGAAGGTTGAAAATGCCAATACTTATGATGAGTCTATTAAGGAAGCATTGAAGCCTGTTACTCCTTTTGCTTATTCCTTGAAGAGTGCTGTTGAGAGCGGTGACAAGAAAGCTGTCAAGAAAGCTCAGAAGGAATTGACAGATGCCCTGATAGCAAGTGATTTGGGGCATGATTATCTTTCTGGGCAGTTGGCGCAGGCTAAGTTGGCTAAGAAGAAGGATGAATTATATAAGGTGAAACGTGCGACTGTAAAGCCGCTTACTGATGCCATTCGTGCTATTGAGAGTGATGAGAATATTGAGAATGCCTCTTTTGCGGACAGACTGAAAAATGCTATCGCTGAAACGGAGGCTGAGCCTACTGAGGCGCAGAAGGCTAAGGAAACTGATGAGGCTCTTCCTTTTGATGCCCCGATGAATATGGATGATCTTCCTTTCCACCGCGATGTGAAGGAGGTGAAGTCATCTGAAATGACGGAGGCGCAGAAGGTGGCTTACGATGCTGTTTCTACTATGCTTAAGAAGGCTGGTATTCCGGTGAAGGTGGTTAGCAACGAGGATATGGAGAAGGTGGCTGAGGCGCAGGATAACTTGAATCTCGCCATGCTGCTGAATCAGCCTGAAATGAGATTTAAGATTAAGACTCCTGAGGAGAAGAAGGCTGCCGAGAATGCTTATAACTTTGCCAAGGATTTGCGACCAAACAAATGGGCGCAGTATGCCGTGGTGGATATGAGCAATCCGAATAAGATGCCGGAGTACTATCAGAAGCAGGAACTGGCAAGAAAGGAACGTACCTACTTGAATAGGTTGATGTGGGGAAACTACAAGGTTTTCAATCTCGACAAGAGCTTTGAGGACAATGTAGCAGGTCTTACGGGCTCTTTTCCTTCGGAGTTTGACCCATATAAGATAGATGCTCAGACTAGTAAGAAGGATGAATTGAAGAAGCAGATTAAGGAGACAGAGGAGGCTTATAAATTAACCGGGCAGGAACGTAAGGAGTATCAAAATCAGCTGATGAAGGAGTACATGGATGAGCATAGACTGGCTTCTGAAAACGATATTCCTGATGATGTTTGGAGAGAGTTTGATTATAAGGCTATTGAGAAATATCAAGATAAGCTTGATTCCTTGTTTGCTAGATATAAGGATTTGGATAGACAGTTGAAGGCTATTGTACAGCCTGGAGTGAGATTCTTGCGCACTTATCATGGTACTGGTGCTAGCTTTTCTGAGTTTGACTTCGACCACATGGGTGAGGGTGAAGGTTCACAAGCATTTGGTTGGGGTGGCTATGTTACATCATCTAAGAAGATAGGAAAGAATTATGCTACTCTGATGGACAATGACCCTTCTAGGGCATATTATCGCATTCAGCATTCCAATGGTACAAGGTTCGCCAAGAAATATCCTACTCTAGAATCATTCCTGCATGGTGATAAGCAAATAGCCATGAATGACAAGTTCACAGAGCAGGAAAAGATTGACTACTACAATGAAATGAAGAAGTTGGCTGAGCCATACCATAATCTCTATGAGGTGGATATACCTGATGATAATGGTAGCAACTATCTGGATTGGGATAAGCCTTTGAGTAAAAAGCAGCAAGATGCCATTCGTGAAGGGTTGGAGCATCTTGGTGTAGATATTAAGAAGTTAGAAAGCAAAGGTCAGTCTTTAGAGAGAACTGGCGAAAATGTTTACAATAGTACTCTGTATATTGGGTTAACTGGAACAGAGTATGATTTGCCTGAAATAACTAAAGGAATAAGCAAGTTCCTATCTTCTGTTGGCTTTACTGGCATTAAGTTCAAGGCTGGACGTAACTTCGGTGGTGCTAAAAAGGGCGATACCAACTATGTTATCTTCAAGCCTGAGGATATGAAAATAGTTGATCGAACCAAGTTTGCCCAGAATAAGGGTGTGGTTTATGGTTACACTGATGGCAAGGAGATTGTGCTGAACCAGGAGCATCTGAATCCTAATACTCCTATCCATGAGTATCAGCATCTTTGGCGTACTGCTGCCAAGGAAATGAATCCGGAGCTTATTGCCCATGGCGATGAGTTGATTAAGCAGACTCAACTGTTTAGGGACTTGAAGGAAGACCTTAACTATAAGCATTTGAGCGATGATGAGATTTGCGATGAGGCTTTTGCTCGTCTGACCGGTGAGGACGGTGCTGCCATCTTGGAGCAGATGGCGAAGGATGCCATTAAGGAGAATCCGTTAGACACCGCTAAAGAGCTTACTATCATCAACCGATTAAAGAATTGGTTGAAGAAGTTCTGGTATTGGACTCTTGATACATTTACGAAGTGGAAGCCTGAGGACATTAAGAAAATGACCTTGGAAGATATTCGTAACCTTGTGTTGAGAGACTTGGCGAATGGGGTGGACCCACGTAACGTGAAGTCTCGTATGACTAAGGAAGATGCAGTGTCTTTGCGTAAACAGATGGAAGATAATGCTGAACAAGAACGGATTCTAGAACATACGGAAGAGAACTGGCAGAAAGAATTTGGTAAGGATAGCCGTGTTACGACTCCTATTGGAAGTATCAAACTTGGTGAAAACCAATATAAGAAAGCAGGAAGAAACGACCGAATCAAAAGATTTGGTCTGTTGAAGCCTACCCTGGAGCGTCCTGACGTTATCTTGGAGAAGTCTGCACCAAAAGAAGGTGCGGAACGACAGACTAAATATCTGTTTATCAAATCTTTTAAAAAGGCTGATGGAAACAAGATTCTGAACTATGAATCCATAACAGTAAAGCAGGGTGAAGAGGAAGTGGCGATTAGCGCACATCAAATAGAGCCTTCGAAAGTTGTGAAAGAATTGACGGAATCAAGAGTGCTATGGAATCGTTTCAGAGGCGATTCTAATTCCTTGGGCGAGAATCAAGGTTCGGCATTAACTCCATCCGCAAATAACCCAAGCGGAAAGGATAGCGTCCTGAATCCTCATAGCGATGCAAAGATAAGAAATAATATCGAAACCGCCAAGGGAAATGGTGGAAATTTATCTGTAGAGGATAAAATAAAGGCTGTTTCTCAGCAATTTGGGGTTGATGAGGCAGATGTGGCGATGTACGCCAATGCTGTTAAGAAGGGTTCTACTGCTGAGGCTGCACGTGCCAGAGCAAACATCAAACGATATTTATTGCAGGCAAATGAAGACAAGATTTCCTCATTTAAGGATATTATTAAGTACACCAAACCTGTAAATGAAGCCTTGAAGGAGAACTTTGGCGACCTTGATGCCATGATTGAGGAGCGCGTAAAGCAGGTGGAGGCGCAGCGTAACGCCATGGAAGCTGCAAGAAAGAGAGCTGAGGAAGAGGAGGCCAAGCGCCAAAAGCACTTGGAGGAACTTTCCGTGATTCCTGATGATCAACTTGACAAGCAGTATATGGATGCTCTTGCCAAGGGTGATGATGCTACTGCCAGGGAAATGCTTGATGAGGCTGCCAGACGCAAGGGCTATGATGATACCGAAAGCGCATACCAAGGTGTAGGTGCATGGGCTGCACCGGGAAACCCTGGGTATGAAAGTGACAAGGCGAGACGTGATGATTGGGAATCCAGTGGCTCGGATGTGAACCTGGAGGATATAGCCTTGGGCTATGCTCCTCAGCCGGATGATTACTTCTCTCACCCTGAGCGTTATTCGCAGAACACTCCTCATGGATTGGAATCTGTGAAAGCTATCAATACGGCTATTGATGCTATTAAGAATGGCGAGAAGGATGTTAAGGTAAAGGTTTATCGTGCTGTTCCAACTTCTGTGAAAGAAGGAAAGTTGCGTAATGGTGACTGGGTTACTCCTTCTAAGAAATATGCCGAAATGCACGGAACAAACCGTCTGGAAGGCAAATATCGTATCATCGAGGATGAAGTTCCGGCTACTCAACTGTGGTGGGACGGTAATGACGCAAACGAGTTTGGCTTTGATGATGGCAAGGCGTATAAATACAAGAATGCCAAGAACAACAGAAAGTTGAACGACCTTGTTACCTATGATGATGAGGGTGACGTTATTCCTCCTTCTAAGCGTTTCAATTCTCGCAAGAAGGATATTCGCTTCATGTTTGCTGGAGAGAAGGGAGCTGCTGAGGCTGATAAGGCTGAGGAAAAGACCTATCGCATGGATAACTTGAAGGTGGCAGAGAAGATGGAGCGAGGCAAGAAGGATGCCAAGGCTATCAAGCTGGCTACCGGATGGGAACGTGGAGCTGATGGCAAGTGGAGATATGAAATGCCGGATGCTAAGATTAAGGATATGAAGGATATTGGCGGTGGTAATATTGTTAAGCGTTTTGATGACGATATGCTTTGGAATGATGGTAAACTTACTAATGTCATTGATGCGCCTGGACTTTTTGAGGCTTATCCTCAGTTGAAGGATGTGCGTATTGATACGGATGCCATTATGAACGATATGCCTTCAAATGGTAATTATAATGCCAAGACCAACACCATTACCATTCATGCTGATGAGCTGAAATATATGAATAGTATTTTGAATCACGAGATTCAGCATGCTATCCAGTATATAGAGGGATTTGGCAAAGGTGGGTCACCTGAACAAATGGAAAAAGAATTTAAGGCAGCGCAAGACGAGTGGAAGGCACGTGCTTATGCTCATGAATTGGAAGAAAAAGCCAAGGAAATGGGAGGTGAGTATAATCAATCGGAGGTGGAAAAAGCCCTTGTTGAGGAATATAAGGATTTAGATATGTCTGATGAACTTCCAGATAAAGAGACACGTATCAAGGGTTTCAATTACTTTGCACGTGGCTATGCTGATAGAAGTATGGATGATACCATCAAACGTTTTCGCCTGAATGAAAGTACACGTTCTGACTTTGATTCTTACAAAGAATACCTAAAGTTGGCAGGTGAGGTAGAATCGAGAAATGTGGAGAAGCGTTTGGGTATGAATGATGAGGAGCGCAGAAACTCGCTGGCTGAGGAAACAGAGGATGTACCTAGAGATTCGCAGATAGTGTCCGGAAATGCTAGGGCTAGTTACAAGATAGTGGAGCAGAAGTTGCAGAAGCATCCTGATTCGCTGATGAAGGCTGGCACCTACTTTAGTGGTGGTGGTCTGGTTGAAGAGGGATTGAAGGGTATTATCGACCCAGTGGTGGCTGTGGAGTATGACCGGAAGATAAGTGGCGTGTATCGCAACAACTTCGGACAGCATATTGTTACGGCTGACGTGAGAGACGTGGATCCGAAGGAACTGGTGAAGCATATTGATGGTGAGGTGGAGTATTTCCATGCTTCGCCTGTATGCAAGAACTATTCGCAGGCCAAAAGTAATAGTGGAGAGGTGGAGCTTGACAAGGAGACTGCCAAGAGTACTGCCGACTTCATTGATGCCGTGAAACCGCGAGTGGTGACTATCGAGAACGTGAAGGGCTACAAGGACTCTGAGGCGATGAAGATTATCACCAAGGCACTGGATCAGAACGGCTACACATGGGATGCTGACGTTTATAATGCCGCAGATTTTGGTGGTTATACCAGCAGGGAGCGACTGATTGTTAGAGCCGTGAAGGACGGAGAACTGCCGGAGAAGCCTAAGAAGCAGCCACGCAAGAGTGGATGGCTAGAGGCTGTGGAGGATATTCTGCCTACTTTGACGGTGAAGGAAAGCGGTGTGGCTCCATGGATGGATGCCCGACTGAAGGCTGACGGTATTGACTGGAAGAAGGTAGAGAAGCCTCTTTATGTGATGGGCAGTGCTTATGCTGATGGCAAGATTCCTCATGCTTATGGGGATGAGATTCTGCCTACGCTGAGAACCAAGAGCGGAGACGTGATCATCATGCCGGGTGGAAAGGTGTTGCGTGCTGATGGCAGGGTGCTGGCAAGAATTACCGGACTGGGCGATGACTATCTGCTGCCTAAGACGGAATCTTTGGCACATACCATCATTGGCAATGGTATTCCGGTGCAGTTGACTCAGGGCGTGATAGCTCCTCTTCTGAATAAGGATGACTTATCGGGCAGAAATGTGCTGGCCAGACTTGGAAAATCTATCTTCAAGAATGACTGGGATGCAGATAAGCAGAAGAAGGTGAGTGACCAGGTGGTGAACACTGCCAACAAACTGGGTGGTGCTGAGGCTACGGTTTACACTTCTGTGGACGAGGTTCCTGATGCTTATCTGAGTGATGTGAAGAATGGGGCTACCGGATGGTATGACCCTACTACGCACACGGTGCATGTTTATCTGCCTAACTGTGCTGATGCGAACGAGGCAGAGAGAACGGTGCTGCATGAGAAGATAGGGCATGAAGGTATGGAAGTGCTGCTGGGTGGCGAAGATGAGGTGAGAAAATTCGCTAATTTCGTTTATAATTCTGTCGCAGCAAGCACTCGCGGCAAGATTCTGGAGATAGCAAATGAGTATGATCCGGACTGGAAGAAGCACGACCGCATGAATGTGGGTACGCAGGAGTATATCGCCCGACTGGCTGAGGAGGGTCCTAAAACTGCTGAGGACTTTTCTCTTTGGACGAAGATCAAGCATTATCTTATCAAGGTATTGAAGAAGCTGGGTATTCGTGTGCCGGGACTTCTGAATGACAAGGATTTGAGATACTACCTGATGAAGGCTGGCAAGGCTCTGCACGTTTGGGACGAAATGCCTCAGGAGAAGCAGGAAGCCATGATGAAGCAGGCTAGCAATGCTGAAATCAAGGATGCGCTATCTGATGGCGCTGGTAAGGGCAAGCCTCGCCAGAAGAAGGGTGAAAGCATGATTCAGTATATGAAGCGTGTGCAGGAATGGCGGAAGTGGAAGAATGCACGTGAGGATGAGAATGACCCTGAGCCTCCTATGTTCTATGATATAGACAAGGATGAGGCAGGCAAGAAGGAATGGGCACAGCTCAATAAGGACTGGCGTGAACGACACCATCTTGCAGGGGAGGAGCCTACTGGTTTGCCTATCCGAATGGAGGGTGAAGAGGATGGTGCCTACATGACTCGTATTCACGAATATGAGAAATGGAAGGATGCCATGAAGGACCAGAAAGACCCTATGCCTGATATGTTTGCCTTCGAAAAGAAGAAGCAGGAGGTGGTGAAACGCAAGTATGAGGACTGGTTGGCTAGACATGAGCTTCTGGAGCAGCAGCAAGCAGATTTGGACTTGTATGAGGGTAAGATTTATCCGGCAGAGACCAATCCGAAGGCTGATGACTTGGAACAGCAGGTGATGCAGGACTTGGCCGAGGTGACCAGTACGGACGTGAGCAAGGAGGGTGCTGCCAAGACCGTGAAGCATGCCGTTATCCATCGTAGAAAGAATATGGAGGAGGCTAGTGCGGATGATGCCATCTACATCAATGATGTGAAGAACAGAATCGAGAAAATGGCTGACAGCGGTGCTTTTGACAAGTTGCTTTCTGACTACCAAGGCAAGCCTAACCGGGCAGAGAAGCTGGCTGAGGCTATACCTTATATAATAGAGGCTCCTAGACGTTTGCGTGACCTGGCGCACGATCTGAATGCCACTGGTGCTTTTGACAAGGGACATATCCATATCCAGCCGGCAGATGTTGAGGCTATCCAGCCATACGTGGCAGATCTGATTGCTGAGACTGGAAAGAAGCATACCGAGCTGAGAGACGGTAAGGAGGTGGAGGTTTATGATGATCCGCAGGCTGTGAGCGATGTGGCCAGCAAGATGGCGCAGGTTATCAACGACAATCACCAGGGCGAGGAAGGCTTTGTCCCTATTGACGGTACGGACATTCTGAGCGAGCATGTTTTGCCACTGGTAAAACAGCAGATTGTGCCTGAGGGTATCGATTATAAGAATATCTCGCCTGAAATGAAGGCTGCCATTGATTCCATCAGAGACTGGTATAACTATACCTACGACTGGTTGAAGGATAACCGCACCTTGAAGGAGGACACCGGTTATAATGTTGACTATGTAAACCATATCTGGGATAAGGAGAAGAGTGACAAGCAGGCTTATGCCCTGTATGTGGAGAACAGACAGCGCACCAAGAGTCCGAACGAGAAGAAGCGAACCATCAGTACCCTGATGGAGGGTATCAGCGTAGGACTTGTGCCAAAGACTACCGACATCACGAAGATGATGGCTTACTACAGCCGAAGCAATATCGAGGCTTGGGTAAACAAGACGATGCTGCAGGAACTGAGCGGACTGAACGTGATAGAGCGGAATGAGGACGGTGAGGTGGTTTCTACTGATCCGCTGCTTTCTTCTTCGGCTCCTTTTAACCTGGAGCAGTATCAATACTTTGAGATTCCAGGTGTGGGACCAGTTTGGGTATATAATGTATCGCCTAAGCAGGTGAAGGTGAAGAACCCTATCACCGGTAAGGAGAGGGTACTTTATAGCGAGGCTAGTGCCGGAGACAGATTCGGGGTAGTATTTGAGACTTATCAGTCTTCTCCTTTCTGGAAGGCTTTTGATACGCTTGCTTCGAGTGCTAAGAAGCTGGAGCTGGGCTTTAGCGGTTTCCATGCCGGAGCCTTGACGGAGGTTTATATGGTGCAGAACATGGTGGAGTTTGGTCCGAAGAAGGCCATGGCCAACTTTATGAAGTATATCTTTGTAGATACAGCCAAGAATCATGAGCTGCCTTGCTTTGCCAATCCGCAGGATTTTCAGGAGGCTGCTTCGCATCTTGTGAAGTTTGGAGCGACCAACGACTATGCAGCTGCAGATGTGCAGAACATGTTCGACAATATGCGCGATGCGATGATGAAGGTGCAGGAGAAACTGAGGGACGGAAATGGAATTTCCGGAACGGTGGCTGTGGCTACTATGCCTTTGAAGGTGGTGACTCAGTTGCTTTCGCTTGTTAATAAGGGTATGGACAGAGCCTTGTGGGATTTCCTGCATGACGGACTGAAACTTGCTACCTACCGGATGAGGGCAGACAAGACCAAGGAACGTGCCAAGGAGAAGGGATGGAGTGCTGAGGAGCTGAGCCGGGCTTTGGATGAGGACGGACAGTTTGTGAACGATATGTTTGGTGGTCAGCACTGGGACGTGTTGGGTGCCAGCCATCGTACCTTGCGCTATGCTGGACGAGTTCTTCTTTCGCCAGACTGGAATGCTTCTACCACTCGCCACTTCCTGGCATTAACCGGATTTGGCTCTATCTGGAATGAGGCTACGTTTGAGAACTTCAAGCAGTACTATCAGAGACTCTGGAATAAGGAGCTTATTCCGGAGGATGAGGGCAGAAGAGGCAGACAGATTTCGGCTCTGCTCTGTTATGGCATCGGATTCATGGTGTTCTATGAGGCTATTGCCAATGGTATCAATGCTGCCTTCCGTGCCCTGGATGAGGAGAAGGAAAGAAAGAAGGCAGAGGAGATCCGGAAGACCAACCCAAGCTATAAGAGTATGTATGAACTGGCTTATGGTGACGAGGGTATGAAATGGTATGACTATCTGATGAGAGGCAATAGCCTCGGGCAGCAGAGCAAGATCTTTATGGGCAGATATGAGGATGGAACGGAAATGTATATCAGACATGGTAAGCAGTTCCGTGAGGTTCCGGAATATCTCTTCAACCATAAGGGTGAACTGGAGTTCCCTGGGCCGATGGTTCAGAGAATGATAGGTAAGGCTAACCCTATGGTGAGAATGACCTTGGATGATATAAACTATCTGAGCGATTTCCAAGCCAGCCATGCGGATCAGGAGATTCAGCGCAAGTATGGCAAGACCATCGGACTGCTATACAAGGATGCTTTGTACTGGGCACCTTTCCTGATTCCTAGTCAGGAGAATAAGGAGTTCAAGGCTGTGGATTTCTTCTTCCCATCATCGAAGGGATTCTCTCCATGGAAGGCTCAGAGCTACTTCAAGGACTTTATCCTTAGCGGTGACATGGAAGGCGTGGTGATGACCTATCAGAGCTGCCAACGCAACGGTATTGATGCTGAGGCTCAGATTAAGGCTGCCATCGGTTCGGTGAAGGCACTGGAGAGTGCTGAAATGAATGATGGCGTGACTTCGCTGCAGGTGGCTTGCCAGCGCTTTGATGCTGCCAAGAGTATCACGGAGAAGAAGAAGATGCGCCAGAAGATGAAGAAATTCCTCTCGCAGAGTGACTACAAGGCTTTCACCCAGAAGGAGGCGCTGGATATGGTGCAGGATTATCTGAATGGTGATGAAGACTTGAAGGAAATGGAGAAGGCTGAAAGCAAGTATCTGATGGCGGCCAAGGCTGAGGACGTGACGGAGGACTGGAGAATACAGAACGTCTGGAACGGAACCATGGAGACTTATCAGGAGTATCAGCGCTTGAAGGATATTGATAAGGCGAAGGCTAATGCCTTCAAGAACAGTAAGACCAACAAGCGACTGTTTGTTGCCAGAAAGGCTATCTCTGCTGCCAAGAAGAAGATGAATAAGGCTAAGAAGCAAATGGATGGTTCGAATGGGGCTGCCAAAATGGTGGAGATCCGCAAGACCAGAAAGGAGCTGCTTAATACGCTGAACGGAATGGAGTAGCCTTCGGGCTACTTCACTTCTTTCGGAAAAATGTTCTATTTTTCAGAAAATAGGCTTTGGCCAAATATTTTAAAGCTTTTGCCCTTACAGGGCGACAGGTTTGCGTCCGTAATTACCCAGGGCGTTGCCCTGGGCTAGGAGCTTCTGCCCTTTCAGGGCGTGTGGGGCAAAACTTGCGAAACTTGAATTAATAAGAAAAAGGGACTTGCTTCACAGCGAGTCCCTTTGATAGTTTTTGTAAAGTCTATATTCCAAATAAAATAATTTCTTGAATTTTGAAGATGTTGGAGCGGAATTAGATGCCTGCAACAGGGCTATCGCCCTGTTTTCGCTTCTCTGGCTTAGCCCAGCTGATGTAGCGCTTCATGGCTTCGTCCATGCTGGCCTGTTCGCTTTTGGGGGCTTCCTTTTCTTTTTTGCCCCATAGACGCTGAACGATGCGGTCGAGACACCACTGCCAATCGCCATCGAGCGTTACGAACTTGGAACTAGGAACCACCGTGGCATCCGGCTCGGTCTTCTTATCCTCTTTTTCCTCTTTGGCTTCCTCCTTCGTGATGATTGAGGCAAAAGGAACATTATTGTCGGTGAGGAACTTTTCAACGTCTTCCTTCTTGCTATCGCAGAGGAGGACGTGAACAGATACCTTATTCTTCTGCAGGGAGGTGAGGGCTTCCTTCGCATTCCCGACAAGAGAGAGATTGCCTTTATCATCCTTCGTGATGATGCAGGCTTCGTGAACATTGATTGATTTACCCATGATAAAAACGTTTTTAAATGAATCGTGCGACAAAATTATAAGAAAAAAGCGAGAAAAGTTTGATAAGTTGCGCAACTTATCAAAAAGAATAGGCGAAAAAGGCTTAATTTTGGCGAAAAATTAAAGAATATGGCAAATCATACGGTTATAAATGACATAACGAACTATGCTGAGGCTGGTCCGAACTCGCTGGAAGGTGTGAGTACCCAGAAATTCAGGGTGAGCGAATCAACTCTTAAGCTTCTGCAATGGCTATGCTATTACTTCGACAACATGGCTGAGCTGAGAAAGTGCTGGAAGCGTGCCCAGGACTTCGTGATGGGCAGACAGCTGGAGGAGAAGATAGAGTGGAACGGACGGAAGATTACTATCCGCCAGTATATGGAAATGCAGGGTATGCCGATACTGGAATATGATGTGATTTCCGATAAGCTTATCTCTCTTGTGGGCTTGGTTCGTCAGCAGAGGGCAACTGCCAGCTGTTCTGCCGTGGACCCGAACGAGGAGGACTATATCAGCTTCTTTAACGAATATCTGAGGCAGAATGACAATCTGAATAACCGTCAGGAAATGGATGCGCGACTCTTCTATGAGTTCTGTGTGTATGGCTTGATAGGTATGAGGACTATCTGGGAAAGAAGGGATGGCAGAGAAGGTATCTTCAATGACAAGGTGGATATTTTCAAGCTTGCCATACCTCCTTTCTTCAAGCCGGATCTGAGTGATATTGAGATTTTCGGTATCGCACATGATTTGACCTGGAGAGCCATCTTGGAGCAGTTTACCGATGGCAGCAAGGCGCAGGCTGACCAGCTGAGCGAGATCTATCTGCAGACCCAATCGCACTATTCTCCGGAACAGGGCTATCAGCCTACCGGTTCGGCTCAGTTGACCGGACTGGAAGACTTCCTGCATTCTGCCATTCAGGGCAAGTACAGGGTGATAGAGGTTTGGACCAAGGAATCCAGGCAATCGCTATGGGTACATGACCGGGCAAAGGGTGATGCAGGATTTATGCCGATGAACGTGATGGCTGAGCTGGATGCCGAGAATGAGAGCCGGAAGCGTGCAAACGTGATGATGGATGAAAACGGTGTGCCGGTGCTGGATGAGAACGGAGAACCGATGTACTATGTGGATCCTGAGAAACTGGATCTGATAGAATATGAGCCGCAGGTGGAAACCTTCTGGTACCGCAGATACCTGACTCCTAACGGCTATCTTCTCGATGCTAGGGAATCTCCATACTTTGTGCTGAGAGATGGCTACAGATGCAGTATTCAGCCCTATTCGTTCTTGGCATATCCTTGCCTGCAGGGAGAGGTGAAGAGCTTTATCATGCGCATTGAGAATAACCAGCGCACGCTGAATCATTATATGATGATGATTAACTTCGTTGTGGCTAATGGTGCGAAGGGTACGCTGCTTATTGATGATGCCTCTGTGAGTGACAAGGTTTCTCCTGAAGAGAACAGAGCCAACTATAACAAGACCAATGGTGAATATCACTGGGATAGTAGTAAGGGCGGAGAGAAACCAGAGGTGCTTATGAATAAAGGCATTCCTGCAGGTGTGGAGTTTATGATCAGTTTTGCCAAAACGATGGCTGGCGAGGGTAGTGGTGTGCAGGGAGCGCTGCAGGGTGTACACCGGAATACCAGCGGTAAGCAGTATCAGCTGGAGCGTGAATCGGCTTCTACCTCGGTGACTGACTTTGTTGAAAGCTTTAACTGCTTCAAGCTGAGGGAGGCAAAGGTGAAGATCTATCTGATTCAGGAGTTCTGTACAGAGCATGACAGCGTGAAACTGGTGGGTGATGACTACAGAACCTACTTCAATCCGGAAACCATGCGCGATATGGACCTGGATGTTGCCATGGACTTGGATAGCTATTCTGCTACCATCAGAGACCAGATTGCAGATCTGTTATGGCAGTTGAAGAAGGATGGCGATATTGATGCCTACACTATGCTGACAAACGGCAAGTTCCCTGGAACCTACAGAATACGCAAGTATTTGAAGGAGAAAATGGAACAGAAGGAGGCTATGGAGGCGCAGATGATGGCTAACGGTCAGATGCCGGCAGGGGATGGACAGCAGGCGAGTGGAGCTAGTGCTGCACACTTGAAGGATTCGGGTAGCGGACTGGATAATCTGGCTGATTTGCCTTCTGCTTCTTAGATATTTATGGGAAATCGTTCTTAGTTGATAAATAAAATACTTAAAATGTTTTATTAGTTAATTGTTAGTTTATAGTTAGTTGTTTATGTAATTATGGTTATTTTTTTAGTTAAAGGTTAAAAGATTGTTTATAGGGAAGAGGAAGCTGTGAAGTTTCCTCTTCTTTTTGTTTTGTGCTCCTGTTTTTCTCTGTGTTTATTCCACTAAAAATGATTTAGTGGAGGCCGTACTTCTTTTTGTAGGCGCGAAGTTTCTGCATCGGGATGGAAACTCGCCACATGTAGTATTCCTGCCAATGGCGAAGCTTCTGCTCTCGCACCTTGTTGTCAGCATCGCAGCCGATGGCGCCCCACTTGGATGGGGTGTAGTAGTAGGACTCCTTCTTGATGTCTTCTACATTGTGGAAATAGCGTGTTGCCTTCCACTTGCCTAGCTGGACGAGGCGACGGTAGGAAAGGAGCTGCTTGCGGTTTAGTTCGTAGGTCATGATGGCCCAATCCTTGTGGGACTGGTCGTAGAGCATGTAGAAACGTGGGGCACCTCCTTCCTTGTACTTGGCAAGGGTGGCTTTTACGCCTTTTCGCCACATTCGGGTTGCGGTGAGGAGTTCGATACGAGTGATAAATGGCGTGTAGATGCTTACTAGCAACTGACGCAGATGAGATTGATACGAATTTTTCATTTTTTTCTTCTTTTTTTATTGTTAATACTATATGGGGACGGCCGATGGAATCGACCGGAACGGGGGCTAGAGGGGGCGAGGGAGCTGCTGGGGGCTGCTATTCGCTGGAAGGGGGCTTGCTAGCTGCCACCTATGCCGGCTAACTCCGGAACTGATGGAGGGCGGTGGCGGAGGCGTTCGCGCTCTATCTCGGCCTTGGTGCGGAATGGGAGGATTTCCGGGGCTGGCATATCCTTCTCTACATAGAGGGCTATGGCTCTTGCCATTACTCGGTCATCGTGCTTGCCGGCTATGGCTCCGTAGCAGTCGTTCTGCTGATAGTAGAGGTAGTAGGTACACTCGTCTATGGCGGCTGGCTCACGCTCCATATAGCCTTGGTCTCGGATGGTTCTTGCCATCGTCTTTACTACTGCTACCTTGGTGTTCTTGTTGGTGTTGAATCCCCATTTCAGTTCCTTGGACTTCTTCTTCTGCAACTTGCTGTGGGAAGAGTTGTAGAGGTTTCTGTAGAGTGGAATGAGGATAGGGAAGAACAGCTCAGACTGGTTGCCCTCGGTATTGTTCATGCGCGAGTAGGCGGTGTTGTTCTCTACGACCAGAAAGGCATCATTGTAGAAATGAGCAATCTGGGCGCAGCGCATCGCCAGCTGATCGGCATCGCAGTGGCCATGCCACTCGGCTACTACTTCGGGTACGCCTCCATAGATTTCATCGTAGCGGTCGAGGACTACTATATCTGAGAAGTCGGAGGTTTTATGAGAGCCACCAATATCGCAGGCTACTATGTAGCGGTGGGTGACGTTCTCGGAGTTGTCGGGACCAGCCCAGACTTTGAGAGGGCCACCGGAACGCTCTACAAAGCGTATATGTTCCATGCAGGCAGGATCGGCAGCATCGTAGGAATCGCCTTCTATATCGCCTACCATGATAGGGTTGATTCCCTTGCAATCGTCTTCCATTTCCTTTAACTTGTATGGATCGAAGACTGAGGTGCCGGAGAAGAGAAAGGCTTCTACGTCATCGGAAGGGTATTCCTGGCGCATGCCATCCAAATCATTATACTTCTTGGACTCGTTGACGTACCAATGAATACCTTCGAGCGTAGCACCTTTGATTTCCCACAACCACCAGTAGTAATTGCCATGATATTGTTCATCTTCCCGATTCTTCCACAACCAGGTAATGAAGTCAATTTTCTCTTGCTCGTTCTTGAAAGGAAGGATATATTTCTCTATATCGAACCATGGTACGAAGTATGGAGTGAAGATAGAGAGACGCTTTCCGTCCTTGTCGAAACTGTTGGCACGAACCCATTCGTCATGGAACTCGTTTTCTCGTCCGTTTGGCGTTGACTCCCTGACGATGAATGTTAATGGCACGGTGACACGGATAGAAGAAACAGCGGCATTGATTACCTTCTGAGGTGTCCACTCTGTGGTGTTAGGGAAGAAGGCTTCCTCTGTGATATGTGCCATAGCAGCATCGGCAGAACGGCAGGACTCTGGGTTTCTGGCGGAACCTGTCTGTATCTTGCAATCGCGTGGTATGAGATACTTGATGTTGTTCTGGGTGCTAGATGTTCTGAGTTTGCGAGGATCATTCTTGAAAGGTTCTCCTATCTCATAGAACAGCCATGTAGGAATGGCATTCATCAATTTCTCGTACATATCGAACACCTGGGTGGCAGATGATGACTGGTGACCAATGATGTTACTATTCCAGTTGGTCATCCAGAATATCTGAATCCATCCCATATAAACATCTGTATCAGTAGATCCACCCCACTGGCGGCATTTGAGGAGTAGGACCAGGATAGAGCCTAGTTCGCCATGAAGGCGCTGCCTCTCAAATTCCTTGGTGAGACCAATCTGTCCATGATTGAGGAGAAACGGTATATCATCACCACCATCCTTATTCTTGATACGAGCATAGGCGTAGGCGAAGAAGTAGAAATCATGCTTGCAGCGGAGACGGATGAGATAGCGGAAAATGGCATCACGTGCCTTCTCCGGATCATAGTCTGCCATGTACTTCTCGATGAAGGCTTGGATGGAACCGCACTTGATGATGGCACAGAACTTCTTTTCCTTCAACATTTCTACCGGGAGCCAAAGCTTCTTTCCTTTGAGGAAATCGGGCATCTGGCACTCGAAGCGAATGCCTGGTGCGTTCTCTCCAGTAATGGGACGATAGGTAGCGAAGAGACTTTTCAATCTCCTCGTATCTTCGGCAAGAATCTCTTTGAGCTTCTTATCGGAAATCTGCTGCTCAGGTCGTACCTTTAATGAAGATTTTGCTACTGGCATTATTTACTTACTTTGAACTGCTCTTACTTTGAATATTGAACTTTGAACTTTATGATTGGCTCTTCCTGCTGTTACTATGCCTATATATGGAGATTCTTGGCTTGCTGCAGGAAGCTTTCGGCCTTGGCATAGATGAAGCCCAGGAGAAAGAGAATCAGGTGGTATATGCCGGCTATATGGGGCAGGAGGCAGCCGATGCACAAAAGGATGATCATCTGCCAAAACTCCAGGCGCTTGAACCGGTAGAGCCATGGAGACGAGAAGCCCATGAAGAACGATATGATGACCGATACGCCCAATACCGGGAGGGACGGATAGTAAATGAAGGAAAGGGCAACGGAGCCGAGCCATGATGCCAGGAGGCGATGGAGACGGAACAGACGGTGTACCATGAGCAGGCACCAGGCATTGATAGCCCAATGCATCAGATTGGCGTGTCCAAACATATAGACGAAGTGGGAATAGAGGGGTGATGTTGGCGAAACTGCCAAGAGAGAATGGAATGGTATGGCGAATACCATCAATATCAGAATGATGAGAGTAATATATAATGTACGCATAGGAGTGAGTATTTTATTTGGTGATGAATGGTGAATTGATTGTCCGGACGTGAGCCGAAATGATTTCCTGTATGTATTTTGCCGTTAGACCCAGGCAGGGCGCAGGAAGCTCCAGCGTGATTTCTACGAGTAGATAGACGCTTTTTTGCCTGCCTTGCGATTGTTCGTGTTCTGAGATCAACAGAAAATCATCGTAGAAGGATTCGAGCAGTGCTTTTTTCTGCTGCTGGTATTTTCCACATTTTGGTATTATCCCCTTTAGCCTCTTGCTTACATATCTATAGGCAGCATCGAAGGAGAGATAGTAGCAGGGAGTGGGCATCTGGGAAACATATTCGCATATCTTAGCCGTAGTGGTTGGCCATTCGACCATCCGCTTCGCCTGCTGATAGAGCCGTATGATTTCGCGGTCTCTATCAATCTTGATCTGGGATATAGAATTTACATGTTTCATCGGAAACAAAATTAATATAGCGAGTTGCTGAATTTATCAAAAAGTTATGCGAAATTTTCGTTAATTTAGCACACAAATATTAAAAATGTTTGAATATGGCAGAGAAAAGTACTAATAATCAAGGAGTTAAATCGAAGAGGGATTCTTTTCGAGAGCGGTTGGCAAGTCGTTATCCGGACTTGGATATGAACGATGAAGATGCCGTTTATAACCAATTATCGACCGATTACGACCATTATGACCAGAATAAGCAAAAGATGGATGGTTTCAACCAGATGCTGCAGGAATACCCTCAGGCACCCGGTCTTGTGACCGGAATGCTGACCAAAAAGAACGAGGATGGCAGCGACTTTAGCTTTGTTGGTTATCTGATTGATGCTATGGGTAAGGACTTCGTGGATGCCTGCAATGGTGATGCTGAGGCTCGGAAACGGCTGGAGAAAAGCGAGAAGGACAAACTGGAGGCAGGCAAGAAGCTTGCCGAAGGTAAGGAGGCGCTTGCCAAGGCCATGAAAGAGGAGGATGCGGAGCTGGATGCAGCCTTGAAGGAGGCGAAGATGAAGCCTGAGGCTATCAAGGACCTGATAGAGTGGCTTTACAAGCGCAACGAGGATGGCGAGGATCGTGATGATGATGGTTTCGTCTGGCGAGCTGCCCGGTATGGCTTGAAGAAGGCAGACTTCCTGCGGCTCTTCCAGATTAAGGACTTCGACAAGGCTGTGGCTGATGCTGAGGACAGAGGCTACAAGCGTGGCAAGAACGAGAAGATTGATCAGCAGAAGCAACTGCACGCTGGCAGAGGTGGCAAGAAAGACATCAACATCAATGGTGGTGGCGGTGAGGCTTCGCTTCCTCGCGAGAAGAGCCGGACGGAGCAGGTATATAGCTCGATGGTCGGCATGTAGTGATAGTTAAGAATTTATAGTTAATAATTTAAATGTATAGATTATGAGAAAATTTAAGAAATGGTTTGGTTTTATGATGGCGATTTTCGTCATGATCCTGAGTGGTGGTAGCTCTTATGCTATGGCAGAAACTTCTCCTAAAATTCCTGCAGGTGCAGGTGGCGGTGGTCCTACTGGTCCTACTGATGGTCCGGGTGTGGGCAGCAAAGGTCCTCAGTGGCAGGGCGCTTCTCAGGAGCAGCAGGAGAAAATGGGTAACTTCGACTACTATGTTTCTTATGTGAACCCTACCGTGGTAGAGATGAAGCTGGAGAGTTGCCCGATTGACCAGATTCTGCGTGCATCGAAGAGGATGACACCTGTTGATTCTGTGCGAATAGAGTATTATTCTATCGGTCAGCGCCCAATTTTATCGAAGTTGACGGAGAAGGTGACGAAAACAACCAATGGTAGTACCGTGACCTTGAAGGTAGAGAATCCGACAGCTTTTGATAACGGTGACGTGATCATGGTGGATGGCATCTATGGCTTTGAGGATGATGGAACCACTCGCAGCAAATTGAAACCTCTGCAGTTCCGTGTAATCAAGGGTGACGATGACAATAATCCTACCTGCTACGCCTTGAATGGTGGAAAGAATGAACAGCGAGGAAACCGTAATATTCCGGAGGATATTCCTGCAGGTACAGTCTTGTTGCGCCTCGGTAGAGCTGCTGGCGAGAAGGAGGTAGAGACAGGTTCTTACTATTCTATGCCAAACAAGAGCTTCCAGTACTGCCAGCGATTCATCATGCAGGTGGAGGAGTCTCTTATTAACCGTATGTCTCAGACCCAGGTGAAATGGGACTTTACGAGACAGGAAAAAATGGCGATGGACGATATGCGCTATGGTCAGGAGCGAAGCGGACTGTTTGGTGTGCGTACCATGACTGATGGCGGTAAGGACGTGGGTCTTACCTACACTATGGGCGGTATCTTCTGGGAGGCAGGAAAGGACCTGCAGATTGGCCACTGGGAGCCTAAGATGACCAAGAATGATAAGGGTGAGTTCGTTCCGGTGAAAGTGAAGGTGGAGGTTGCTGCTGATTCTGGTACTACAGAGGTGGAGAAGCAGGTATATGAGTATGTGATCAGCGAGAAGGAGCTGACTGCGTTTATTTCTGCTATCTTGAAGGGTGCAGGTAATTCGAGCCGTACCAAGCTTCTTTTTGTAGATAATCTTATTTATCAGGCATTTGCTAATCTCCGCAGTAATAAGCGCATCATTACTCAGACCGAGAAGGACTATCAGGGCTGGAAGCTTGACTTCGAGACCTTTGAAAGCATGGGTACAAAGATTCTGATTTATCGCCATGATGCCTTCAACAGTTGGGGTATGGAAGGTAGAGCCTTCTGCCTCGATGCTCGCTATCTGGATAAGTATGTGTTCGGTGTATGGAGCCGTAATGAGTTTAATGCCAAGGATCTCCTGATTCGTAATACCGCTGGTGTTGTGATGGAGGAGTACAGCTGCTGGGTACTGACATTCCCAGATGCTCACGCACGTGTATCTCGCCCTAAGTTTACCGCAGACGGTGTTACTGACGAGCAGATCCGTGAGGCTGCATAATCGTATTCATCGCTGATAGTTTTCTACTATATAAAATGATGGGATAGCTGAGGCTTCAAAAGTCTCGCTATCCCTGAAAATCCATAAACACTAAAGATATGTATAGATTTGTAGCAAACAGCATGTTCATCTTTGCGGTGGCTCTGCCTAGCGGACTGATCAAGAATGTGGAGTTTGAAGCCTGTGGGGTTGGTGTGTACAGTTACATGACTGACAACAAGCAGGTGGCTGAGGCTATCAGGAATCATCCGTTGACCAAGCAGGGGAGAATCACCGACAAAAGTGAGCCGGAAGAGCCGGAGCAGGTGGCTGAAAAGCCGGTGGATGGTATGGATGCGGTGAAGGACCCAAATGTGCTTCATTTCGACAATATCACGAAGGCCAAGAACTATCTTGCGAAGGAGTTTAAGGTTGACACCAGGGGACTGAAATCGCCTGCCAGCGTAAAGGCTAAGGCTAAGGAACTGGGTGTTGACATTGATTTTTAACGACATTAATTTTGCGATATGGAAGCATTAATGAGTGATCTTGTGACGGCTATGCGCCTCGCCATTGATGAGGTGAAGCATGATGATCTGAATGACATCTTTGATGATGACTCGGATAATCAGATGATGCAGGCCATTGAGACTGCTGCCCAGCAGATTCTGCTGCAGGCACCGATGGAGCTGCTGGAGCCACAGAGGGTGCAGGTTTCGCTGAATGCTCTGGGAGCACAGGACTATGATGCTATCCAGACGCAATATACTGATGGGCATGGCAGCCTGGTGATTCCTGATGACTGGCTGAGGCTTGTGGCACTGAGGCTGAAAAGCTGGCCTACTACGCTGACTTCGCTGATGGAACCGGACAGCAGGGAGGCGCAGATGCAGACGTGCCGGTGGACTAGGGGAACGCCACAGAAGCCGAAGGGTATGATTACGGTGAGTCCTACTACTGGTAAGCGTGTGCTGATGTACTGGACTGCCGGGCGATATGAAGCCAACCATGCTGAGGAGACCGGCAAGGTGTATGACCATGCCGTGGAGCTGTTCACTTATATTCCTTTTCAGAAGGTGGAGGATGGTAAGCTGATTCTGCCACTGAGGGAGGAGGGTAAGAAGCTGATAGTATATCGCGCCATCTCCATCTTCCTGGTAAGCAAGAAGGAAGCGGAGTTGGCAGAAAAGTTTAAACAATTATCTGAAATTTGATTAATATGGCTAATGATATAGACAAAACAAGTCCTCACTTCAAGGGTGAGTTCGGCAGCATCTATGAGGTGAACCAGAAGTTCCCGAATGGTGGTGTGGCTGGCGACTATGTGGAGATAGATGGCTGGGCGCACTACTGGAATGCTGATCGGGGAACCTGGTGCGTGAACGCACAGAGGGATAGTTACTGGGACGAGCTGATAACTGGCATCATTGAGAAGTTTAAACTGTTTAAGGGTGCTACGTATATGGGCGTGGCAGGTCTTGATACTGTACCAGCTAAGGCTATCGGTGCCAAGATGTATTATTTTGCAACCGTAGCTGGCACGTATAAGAGCTTTGGGGGGCTTGTTGTTCCTCAGGGCATCAATGTGCTTTATTCTGAGAATGGCAGTAGCTGGGTATGCTCTACTTTGCTGGAAGTGGCTCAGGAGTTGGGCGTGAGCACAAGGAATGTAGTTAGCCAAAAGGTGGTGAATGAGGCATTGGCAAAGAAGGCTGACAAGGAGACTGTGGACGTTGAGCTTGGCAAGAAGTTCGACAAGAAGAGTGTTGCCCAAGAGGCTGGAGATTCCGAGGAACTTGTTATGTCTCAGAAAGC